CCCAGAACATCGGGAAAAGACCCTAATTAAAACCAGGGTCCGAGATCGTACCACCGCTGACACAGGCTATTGACAAGCTTGAACTTAGTCCGACCGTTCAGGGGCACTGCGTTACGCCCCTCGACGGAAGAAGAACTAAGAAAGCTGGCAATCGCTTGTAGCCTGAGATGGCGTTCTCCGGCAGGTCTTTCGACCTGACGTAGCAAGATGTCAGCTAAGTGCTCGCGGAAACCAAAGTCTAGGTCGACGCTTGCACGTAGCTGCCAAAGAGCGGCTAACAAATAGCCGTTCGTATCATCTTGGTAAGTTTTACTTACCTCCACCACGTTTCGTACACGGTAACCTTCTAAACCGTGCCGGGCGCGGCTAGGGGCTGCTTCATCCAAGCTGCAGATGAAGCCGCCATCACCTAAATCGTTCGGAATCTTGAACCGGTAAGGCTCAGGACACGAATGATAGAGGAGCTCGAAAACCTTTCGAAGACGGGCATCACAGCCATAACGTAAGTTATTTCTGTGAGCTTGCCGACGAACGGCGTTCGCTAGGCGATAGATCGCTGGAACAGATGAAACTTTATCTTTAAGATAAATTGGCTTGACATCAGTGCCAGAAATAAAATGGGCTCCGCAACTTTCGCGAAACGCCGAAGAGTAATGACTCTTTTTGACGTTAAGACGAAAGCCATAGAACTCAAGCATTTCTGAGAACACCTCAAAGCACGCGGTTGGCAACACGACATCGTCGCCGTACGCGCTCACGTCAGTAGAATCGACGTGAAGATACTCTGCGCAGCAAACAGCAACTGCGTAGAATATCAAGGACTCCAACTGGAAGGTGAAGCCGTTTCCCATACTGGAAAACTTCTCCCACTTCTTGAAGGATCCGCTTTGAGTGCCATAATGAGATCGACAAGCATCCATTAGCAAGTACCATCGGCGAGGGATTAATTCCTCAACGACAGCGCTAGCTATGGAATCGCTCGCAGAAGAGAGATCAATAGTAGCAAGGTGGGAGGTAATACTCCCAATTCTCGCTAGTTCTTGGTTCCTCGACTGAAAACGCAAGTCGACCCCATACCGACGGAGACGCATACCAATCATATCGCCGACAGCTTTTTGAAACCAGAGGTTCAACCCTGGCTCAATGGCAATAACGCGATTAGTACTTGCATCCTTCGGCACGGTGATCACCTTATTTCCCACTTGGAAGTCAGGAAAACCTGCTTCAACAAGTTGGTTAGCCCAAAGAGGATACGCTCTCTCTAGAACCTCCCACGGGATAAGGTTGTACAGATCACGTGTTATTCCGGTTTCGCACCGGAACTTCTTGGCTGGACTGGCGTCCCTACGTTTTATCAACGTAGAAGCGCCAGGACCCCAGTCAGGCATCGAAAACAATTCCTCCGCAGAAAAGTCGCCGAGGATCTTCGCAATTTTACGTGTGACTGCGTGATGCAGCCAAACGGCACGACCAGAATATTTCGGGTCGAGCTGCGGAGCCCTAAAGCGACGATTCGTTTGCTTACAAAGGAGTTCAAATTCATCGAACTTCTTAAAAGCAACTTCGTTCAGATCATAGCTCAAGGTTAAACCCTTAAACTTAGATAAGAACTTAGTAGCCGCGTAAGCATCCCGTAACGCTGGAGTACTGTTGTAATCCAGTGGATTGAACTCTAGCTTAGATAGCTGCTCATGCTCTCCATTTCTGAAGAGGATGAGCGCAGTCAAAGCGCGAGGGCAATCAAGGGAGGAGTAATAAGCTTCGATTGCCGAAAAGGTAACCTTTTCAGGAACACGGTAGCTTGCGATTCCTTGTTGGAATCGACCACCATACTTCTTAGAAGACATGGTACCTCCAGAGTTCTAACTACGCGGTGTGTGTTTAGTACACCGTCTCGTACGTGGTAACAGCGTTTTCCAGCGGCGAACCCGTTGCATCTGTGGGCGAACCGTCGGACGCGTTAACCGTACGAGCGAAAAGGGATGCCATCTGACTAAACAGCTTTTGCCGTTCGGCCAGAGTGCTCCTTTCCGGAAGGAAGAACTCCATAACGCACGTGCAGTCATACGCTTTCGTCGGCGCCGGCTGAATACCGGTCATCGTCGAGGCGCTGGTCTGCTCGAGAGTTGGGAGGACAAGCTTCGCCTGAATCTTGTAGATACGGCTCGCCTTCGTAGGCGGACGCACCGACAAGGTCAGACGGGGATAACCGATGGCGATACCGCCAGACCGGTCAACCCAAGCCGAGATCCCGTTCGGGTTAATACCTTCGGGGTTCAGGGTGGTATCGACGCCCACGGTCGTGCTCGTCGTAAGACGGGCAAGAGAGTGGTCGAGGATACCGGACAACTTCACTGCCGCAATAGCGGACATGAGGACTCCAGAGTAGAACTTTGGATTACCATTGGTCTCACCGGCCAAATACGCTTTTCACTAAAGCAATAGCGTTAGCAGCATGATACACTGAGGACAGACCAGTACCGAGCTTAGGAAAAGTCTGAGTCGGGAAAGCAGTAAGCTTTGACCGACTAAGCATGATTCCGGTTCGATGGTATGACCCGTGTGTCACGTACACCAACGTATTGTTAAGTGGAGACGTATTACCGCCGTCAATGGAGGAAGCCACGATCTGACGAGTGAACAAAGTTTGTGATCCGTCGAGGAATTCTAGCCCATTCCATGCCGTTAAGGCATCAAGAAAAGGCCCGACGCCCACAAACCAGTCCGCCACGAAAGAAAATGGCAATAACTCCCACCCGAGACTGATGGGGTTTGCAAGACCTACCTGCGACAGAAAAGCCGAAAGAGGCGACGCGATTTTATACCGAAGAACTATCTTGCAGTGAGTTGAGGTGGATATTTCATGTATCCCCTGACTCGTGCAATTAGGACTCGACGGGTTAAACCGAATAGTCTCAGTCGAATAAGCTGACGAGGTAGCAGTTGCCTGCTGAACAAAGCCCTGATTTCCCGCCATTACGGTAGGAAGGGCTTGGAGGACCCCTTTGATATCGCTTAGGAGAGGTTTCCATCCATATTGAAGCTGTAACCAATTATTGGAAACAGACTTCAACGGAGATAGGCCTTTCCCATTTGGGAATCTATGGGGTTTGCCCGCGAACAGGATGTTTGCAGCACCGACGAGATTTCCTCGTTTAAGTGCACGCATAGACTGGTAGATGTTACTAGCAGCACCAGTAATCATCTGCACAGTCTGCCTCACTTGGGCAATGTCTTCACCGAGCCCTGCAGAGGACCCGGCTTGGGCATTGTTAATGAGCTTCCTGATCGTGTTATTACGAGCCAAAGGAAGATGACTTGGCCCGGCAGGTGCAGCGTATTTCTTTGTGAAAGAGAAGGTACCCGAACTGTAACCGAGATCAACACCTCGTTGATCGCTAATTTCAATAAGGGGACCATCTGATTCAACATCCAAGATTACCACAGTATGCGGATTAACCGGTAACTGTGATGGCTTCAACGAAGCGAACCTAGGAGTCCTTACACCCGTCCAGCTTCTTGAGTAACGAAACCGACTTTGGACCACCTGATCAACCTGATAGGTATGATTAGGTTTACCACTTTCGAGTTCATCAACCTCGAGATACTGAACGTTGCGGGACTCATTGGGACGAACCGGATTAGCTCTTGGCGTAGGAATACGTCGCGCTGGTTTGGTTCTCAAAGCACCAGCAACTCGCCGTCGTGCGATACGCACAGGCGACGGGCTCGCTCGGGTCGAGGGAGGAATAACAACCTTAGCTTTACCCCGGTTTAATGGGATAAGGCGGGCAGTTCTAACTCTCACAACCGAACGGAAGGGAACACCGCCTTTAATTCTGGTATAGGAAAAGAGAGCGCGGACTTGTTTTCCGTCACGATGATAGAAGGCTGGCGAGGAAAAATCCGGAGAGGAGGATAAATTCTTCTCCCCGGAAGACCAAACCAGCAAACCATCAGAGTAGACAGACATCAAACCGTACTCTCCATCCCTTATCAGGAGGCGTTTGTCGGGCCCTTCCCTGCTCAACAAAGCAACGAGCTCGGGATGAGCGTTAATGTAAGGAGTCGGTTTTACCTTAAGCAAGGCCATAATAGCCTCGCAAACCCCAAACCTCAACGCTGTTGAGGCCTACAACCATCGAAGTCACCGTATAAGCTACGGCAAAGGCTAAGTAGACAAAGGCTGCCACCGAAAGACCAATAACCAAAGCGTAAAGGATCGACGATCTCTCATCGATCCACCACTCTTTGAGTTGCTCTAACGGAAGCATCAATGTCTCCTTACCTTGTGATTGTAGGGACTGCTAGTTACTAGCAGCAAACGGTTCGAGTTATCTATTCCCTGATGGAGTGCGGCTAAGGTCCCGAACCTGCTGAACCAGAACTTTTAGATCTGGTAACGGCAGTTTCGCCAATTCCTGGTCAGTATAAGGCGGTTCGAAAACCACCCCACGCTGGTCCAAGAGCTGGAGGAACGCACTGTATTCTCCGAGTAGGAGTTTACGAGTGTGCATCTGGTCCATAGTCATCTCCAAAAGGTTAAGATAAATCCGAACAAAGAGACCCTCTTTTGGTTAAGGAGGGTTATAGCTGAGGGCTAGCTACCTTGCGGTAGCTAGCCCAGACGTCAAATGATCAACCGAAGAACGAAATGAGCCAAAAGATGAAATGGCCCACGGCGTTCCACAGCGGATCAAAGATGTCGGTCGGCATATAACCTCCCTTAATTGGAGAGGGG